GCGAAGGACACTATGTTCTTCGCCTCCCACCTGGATAACGGGTACCAATCCTGAATGATACCAGAATGGTATCTAGATTGGTTCTCGTTTATAGCCAAATAGGCATCCAATAGGAGGGAGCCTTGTACATTGATCCTATCCTTAACACTTTTTGTGGTAAGGATTCGGATTTCTTCGTACTGGTAACGATTATTCCACCGTTTCTTAACGGATCCAGGAATTGCGTTACCGGAGAAGGTACTAATGTACAAGGACCTGTCCGACACAGTCCCGAAGGGGATATTATCTAATATTCTCCTTGGGATTGTTGACAATAGTGCGTTTGCGGTGTTCAGTAACCACTTCTTAGCGAATTGGTTACTTGCATCGATAACGGACTTAATGTCGGCAGGGTCTTTGGACCCGAGAAGTGTTCTAGTGACATACGATGGTGATATATCAACACCATTGTATGCCCTCACGCCACAACTCTCACGGAATAATCCGTCAGAGTGTGTTTTCTTGGCGTTGACCTTGAGGTGTAAAGCTTCAAGGGCATAGGACACTTCATGAACCATGTCGTTGGGGGCGATAATATCGTCCCCAAAGACTCTGATAGTGCGTGCCCAGTACTTTATGGTACGTGGTGTAACTTTCTGCCCGTGTGCATGAATGCACGCGGCGATCGTTATTATCGCGAATACCATAGTCTGCACTGGAAACGTAAGTGCTGAACCTTGCGTTGTAAACTTCTTAAGGCGAAGAACCTTGGGAAGCTTCCTATCAATTGATAGGTCAACGTATTGGGTTCTACAGTCAGCCATAGCGTAGAGCAAGCTCGCGTTACGGCGGAAAATACGCTCGATTAACCAGAGCGACACCCTATCGGATGCCGAGCTGAGATCGATTGTACAATGACTGTTAGTGAGCGACGACGATAAAGCCATATCACCACTGACACTTTGGTCAGTGAAAGATATGGAGGCCCCGATTATAGAATTCGGGATCATATCGTACAACCAATCCATGATGCTTAGTTGAGCATACATGTGAGTGTAAGGCTCCTTAGCAATAAGCCGAGGGCCTTTGATCGTCTTCGGAACTCCTAAGAGTTTCGACGGGATCTCACTACAGGTTGTATCGACGACGCGCCCTACCTTGGTGAAGAAACCATCAGTAGGGAATGTCGCCGATAGTCGATGAGGGATGCAAGGGACATCGAACTTTTCAATGCCTCTCTTTCCTTCATACACAGCACCACTACCGTGCCTGCTAGCCTTGAGAGGGGAGTATTCCCCTAACGAGGAGGATACGAT